TCAACGCCTTTTGTATAGGCTTCACCATCATTATGTACACCATCTTCTGTAACAGAAAATCTTAAAGCGTGTGTTTTATTAGAAGCATCAGATAAATCAAATACATAAGTATTGCCTTCAAGCATCCTAAGTCTTGGAGATAGTTCACCGTCTAAATAAAATTTATTACCTTCGCCATATTTGTTTTCACCAGCTTTGATAATTACTTCGTATTCAATAGTTTCTTGTCTTGTTTTATTTTCTTCTTCGTTATATGTTTGTCGTTCTTCTTTCATTTTTTCTACCAATCTTTTTGACCAAGAATATCCTGCATCACCACCCCATAATGCCCATGCAATACGACCATTTGAAGGATAGCCATCTTCACCAGAAGTAAAACCTTCTGCTTTTTTATCAACCTCATGTCTACTAAAAAAACTATACATTCTTTTGATAGTATCATCGGATAAATTTTCACCAGCAACTATTTGTCTTGCTCTAACAGCACCTACTCTTGTGCCACCACGACCAAATTCTTCTCGCCATTCAAGACCTTTCTTTGCTTCAGCTTTCATTCCAGCATTAGGAATCGCCATCGTCATCACCGCCTTGTATAGTAGGTTCAACAGGTAACTTAGTACCAAAAGGTTGATAGGCTATTTCAATTCCATATTGTTTAGCCAATTCAACTTCTTTTTGATGTTGTTCAAACAACTCTTCTGTATCTCTGCCATAAGCAGCAGATATATCTGAGTAAGTCATCGTACCATTTTGTAAACCTAAGACACTTGATTGCATTTCTTTAAGTGGGTCAATCCAAGAAAAACTTCTTGGTATGTAATTTATTGAACGTGCAAATTTTTCATATTTAGAAATAGGTAGATTAATATAGCCGCTAGATATAGCCATTTCTAACCATGATTTAAATATTGGGTCAATGAAGTGTTCTATCACAAATTGTTGATGCAATTGAAACATAGACCTATCTTCCAATGCACCTTGTCTAATTGAAGAATAATTAACGCTTGTTAAATCATTAGACAAAGCGTGATAAGAAATATTTAATCCTGATGCAATACTTCTAAGGACTGATGTTGTAAAAGATTCAAATGCAGATGTTGGATGATTTGGGTCAAATGCTTTGAAGTCCATACCAGCAGGTAATTGTTCAAATGTACCTGCATTCGCATTAGTGACAGGATTAAAAGTGTCTTCCATATCATCATCACCCACATAGCCGTCACCATCTGGACTAACAAAAAAACCCATCTTAGATGCACCAACTCTTGCTGCTACTATTTCAGCTTCTAAATAACCATTAAGCATTTTTACATTACTCATGGCTGTAGCAATTAAAGATACACCTCTAGTTTGTTCTGCTCTTGTTGGTAAGTAAGCGTGTATTATTTCGTCTGCTGGAACTCTTATGTATTCATTTTGATTTACATAAGTTCTATCGTGCGGATGATTTTTATATAAATGGTAGGCAACAGGCTTATCATTAGCATCAACTTCAACGCCCATTTTAATTCTATTGCCATTCTTTGCATTGTCATTTTTCTTTTCATCTAAATGGTCAGCTTCTAAAAATTGAATTTGAAAACCAAAAGGACTGTTTGGATTTTTTATTTTTCTAATAATAACTTCACCGTCTCTTGCTAATGATTCAATAAATATTTTTTGACAATCTAAAAATGACATTCTGCCATTAGCTGTGCAATTACCTATTTGTGTCCATTCTTTCCATGCTCTTTCAATTAATAAATTAGCACCAATATCTAATGATTGGTCATCGTTTCTTGCTTTAGCTGATATTCTGATACCATGCTTACCAACAACATTAGAAACCATAAGGTTTAAATATCTTGCAATATAAGAATCGTTTCTAGCTAATTCTCTTGCTCTATCTCTGAGCAATCTAATATTATCTTTTACCTCTTGGTCAGCAGATGTTGATGAAGTTAAAAAATCAGCAAACAATCTTCCTGTGTTTGCACCTTGATAACTTCTTTTAAAAGTTTGTTTCTTTTTAGGTTTTCTACCTATTATGTTGTCGTACCAAGCCATTATGTTAAATCTGTAGGGTTAAATGATTTTTGTGTACCAAATTTTACTTTGATTGTATTACCTGAACCATGACCATTTTTAATTCTAGCCATCTTCACTTCTTTTAAATATTCTGCTTTGTAAGTATTTCTAAAGGTCATCAATTCATCTACAGACATTCTAGATAAAGAACGACCTGCAATACTCATTGATGATTGGTCAATTGTTGCTCTGTTTTCAATTACAGCTTCTATTGCATCTAACACAACTTTTGCATGACTACGAACTGATGCAGTAGTTGTTGCATAGTTTTGTTGTATCTCTGTAAAACCTTCACCAATTTTTATTCTGGCATTATCAGATGACCTTTGTATATAAGCTATCCAATTGTAATTACCAGCAGTGTATGAAGTGGTACTTGTAGTAGAGATTATGTATTCATCGTTTGCTTCTGTTGCGGTCAAAGTAAAATTACTTGCAGTAGAACCATCTACTAAATTAAATTCATAAATCAACGCGTAAGCTGCTGTAGGATAATCAGTTGCAAGGTCTATTCTTTTCCATGCCCAAAAATCACCCAACTGTAATTCAGTAGGTTCTTTAGATGGAAAATTTGCAGAATCAAATAAGTTGCTCAAGCAATAACCTCACAATTGTTAGATACACTTGCAAAGTATTATAACTTATAAAGGCTTTGTACAATAAATAAAATAATTTTAAAAATAATTAAAATAATAGTTGTAAATTTCTGTAGAACCTGTATATTTATAATATAATTTATAAAAAAGGAGAAAATTATGAACACAAACAAACTAACTTACATAAAATTTAAATATGCAAACTTTTTTATACAACAAGGTTTAGATAGTGCTAGGTCAGTAGAAATAGATAAAGCACTAAAACCAGCTATAAGAAAAGATGATACATCTCATTTAGAAGCGTTAGATTTATCAAGTTTTGAAAAATCGTTAGTCATTAGAGCGTTTACTAATTTATAAAACTTATGTTTTAAAAAGAGCCACCTACTCAGGTGGCTTTTTTTATTTCCAATTATTAGCAAAGTTACCTCGACCTCTATCGATTGGCAATCTTTGTTTTCTTGGTGGCGGTTTTGGTTTAGATTCTTCGTTTAATATTTTTGTTTCAATGACATCAAAGTTAGGATTTAAAATATAGATAGCAGCAAAATTATAAACCATTGTATCTAATGCTTCGTTTCTATCTCTGATTTGTTTCCATGCCATTGTCGGTTTACCTCTAACATATTTAGTAATTCTTTTTTCTGCTGTTAGTTGTTTGAAATATTCCTCATCTAAATCGACAGGAAAATGTATCGTACTCATTTCTGCATCTGCTGCTAATCTTGCAAAGATTGCTTCTTTAGCTGTATCTGTACCAACAGGATATAAAACAGCTTTATTCTTACCAACAAAAGTAGGTCTATTAGCAATTGGTTTACCAGCTTGACTAGCACCTTTGATTGCAAAAATTCTTCTGC